TATCATAACCTAATGCTAATTCACCGTTAGTTGGTGCGTTATCGTCTGTACCACCTGTAAGACTAGAACTAAAGACTGTTATGCCTTGAGTACCAGTATTATCAAATGCTTGACCTACTTTTGAACTACCTGCATTTGCTAATGTACTCTCATGGTCCATCCAGTATATAAATTGACTTCTATTGTATAGAGCGTCAACATAATAATTGGAATCACCTTGAGCGTCTTTAGCGTCTGAAGCTTGTGATAATCCTTCGTGTGTTTCTAATATAGTACCTGCTGTGCCCGAAATGCCGCCATCCTCGTCTGCAACTACGATATGTAACTCATCATTAGAACCACCTGCGTTAACAACATCATCTGTTGATGTTGGTGCAGCTGAGAAATTGAAATAATATTCCCAAAATCTTCTAAAGTATGCGTTATCAGCAACAGCGTGTCTTAGTCCGCCAGTTTCAGTTTTACCAGAAGCAGGATTAAATCTTGCAATGGTTAGAACTGCACCTGAAGTGCCTGTTACTTTGTAGTATTGACCAGAAGGAGCTGCATTGAAGTTACCAGAGATATCTCCAAACTCAACAATGTCGCCTGTTTGGATCTTGTCTCCACCACCATCATCAATTGTGATAGTAGTATCGCCAATAGCCGCACTTGCGTCATTAACTAAGTTTGAGGCACCGCCAGCACTTGCATATGCATTGCTATTTGTACACATAGATACTTTTAGGTTGTTACCTTGAGTTCCTGCTTCTCTTGCAAGCCATGAGCCTACTGAACCAGAACCGTCGCTATAATTGTCTAAGTAGTCAGTCGTATTTTTAACTTGTAAACCTGAACTTGAACCTGCGTTCAGATTACCAGTGACTGCTCTTACTACCCTTAGGGCATTTCCGTATTGTAAAAAGTTGGCTGCCGTAAAAAAATATTCAAAAGTGTTAGCGTCTGGTTTACCAAACTTACTAACGTATTCATCTTCGCTTGAGATTAAAGTAATCTCATCCATTGGACCTTTCTCACTAACTACAACTAAACCACCAATAGATGATGATACAGCTGGTACTACGTTAGTAAGGTCTTTTTCTGTTACGAGAACACCAGGTGAAACTAAAAAAGCCATCTTGTTTTCTCCTCTTAATTAAATTAATATATTAATTTGTAATTATTGTTAATTACAGAAACTATTTATAATATGCAAGATTTACCAACCTCTTTTGTATTTGACAGGACTCCAGCTAGTTCCGTATGGGTCCTTATATGTTTCTCCCTCAGGACTTTCTATTCCGTCATCTACAAATCCAAATGGCGCCATGTCTTGGTCCATTTGTCGTTGTTGGTCATCTACAAGTCTTGCTCTTATATCTTGGTCTGTTAACTCTTTAAAATACATTTGGTTTGATAACCAGGCAAACATAACAAGGCAAGTTACTAAGTCGTCTGAACTGCCTTCCTCTGCTTCGTATTTTTCTTTACCTTTTAAAACATAAGTTGATAATTCTGCGATTATATCAAAATCTTGGATTATAAACTTATCTAATTCTATCATTGCCTTTAAGTTTGAACAACCTATTTTTTTTGTCGCCTTAGTTGTACGCAACCCTAGTTGTGATTTCTTACCACTAAATCCTGTACCTGCAATCTGACCTGAACGACCTCTTTGATTAACCATAATCAGATTATCATATTCTAAATCAAATTGTAAAGTGTCTGCAACTTGACCACCAATATCATTTACTTCAACTAATATTTCTGCATTGTTATATGACTTTGCAATTTTATGAATAATTTGTGGAAATAGTAAAGGTTTGATTTCATTGTTCTTATACTTTGCAACTACTTTATAAGGTATTTGAGTTGCGTCTGTAACAATAAACGCCGAGTTATCATTTACGGTACCTCTTGCAACGTCAACTGTAATTACATATCTTCTACCTGCAACTGGCATTTCGTGTATATCTAAACCTGCGTTAGATTGTATTGGTGTGTTATGTGATAGCACTCTTAACTTGGCACTATTAATTAATGTATCTACACTACCTAAAAATTCACATTCAAACTCCGTTCTAAACTGTTGTTCACTTGTGTTCTTTATTGTTTCTTCTTTCCACTTCTCGTCTCTACCTGGTACCTCTGACCAATGTACCTCAGTAGGTACATAACTGTTACGTTTGTTTATTGCGTCATTCCACATTTTATAAAACATATTCATACCATGTGGTGTTGATACTATCATTACTTTAGAAGATTTACCAGAAGATATTGTAGGATAAACTGAACTAAAAAATTGTTCTGCAATGTTATTTGGTACATAAGCAAACTCATCTAAGAATATTACATTATAAGAACCACCCCGTACGGCACTTGATGATGTAGCAGCTGCAAGTATTCTACTACCATTTTCTAATTCTAAACTACCTTTGTTCCAGTTTATAACACCTTGTTGTAACCACTTAGGTAAATTTTCATATGCAAGTTGTAAACGACCTAATAGGTCTCTTGCAATTGCAGCTTTGTTTGCAAGTATGGCAATATTTGTATTTGCATTAAATATGGCATAATGTAATAGATAAGAAATAATTGTTGTTGACTTACCAGTCTGTCTTGGTAGTTTACAAATACTAAAACGATTATCATGGAAAGTATCTACCATTTCTCTTTGAAAGTTATACATTTTGAATTGTTGTAGACCGTGGTCTAGTGTAACAATCTTAATATAGTTTTCTATAAAGTAAACAGGATTCTCCTGACAAGCAAGAAACTCTCTTACTTGTTTTTTTGTAAAACGGATCTTTTGATTAGCCGCTTTTAAATTAGGATTACCTAGGTAAGTGTCTGCCATATTCTTCTACTGTTGGGTTTAAGTTTTCATATCCTTTAATACTTATATCTTTGATAAGACCTAGACCTTCGCCTACATGTAACCAAGACATAAGATTAAATGTTGATGTAAGTTTTTCGCCTGTTGTATGATACCATCTTAGATTACCTTTTTGTATTTGTTGTAACTTAACATTGAACTTAGATAAATTGTTTTTGTTTCTAAACTCTTTCCAAAAAGGACTATCGTCTCTTTTAGTCATATAGTGATAGTGTAAAAACTCCATAACCATATCATTGTTATTTGCAATTACTTCGTTATAATCTTTTTTAGTATCTTCATCATTTGTAAACATAACGTCAATAAACGTTTCAAGTAATTTTAATTGTTCAGTTGCCATCCAGATAGATGTTGCTTCAAGTGGTTCAGTAAAACCAGAAGATAAACCTACTGCAATACAATTATTTATCCATGTCTTTTTAAATCTACCTGCGTCAAACTTTATTGTTCTTGTATATTCTATATCAGGAAACATTTCTTTTGCTTCAGCAAATGCTTCTTCGTCTGTTATATAATCACTATCAAATATATAACCTGCACCACATCTATGTTGTAAAGGTATCTTCCACACCCAACCATATTTCATTGCGATTGCTTGTGTGTAAGGTTTATCTTCAGGTGGTAGAAAGAAAGGTATTGCTCTCTTAATAGGTAAACAATCCTGATAACTTTTCCATTCTGATTTATATAACTTACCAATTAACTCTCTACGAAAACCTGTGCAATCAAAAACTAAATCACACTCTACATTATTTACTTTAGTTATATTACCATGTTCGTCTTGTGCTGTAGTTTTAATTTCATCATAGATATGTTTATCTACTTTTGTAATCTTTTTTAAATAATCTGCTAAAAGGTGTGCGTCAAAGTGTATAGAGTTATCTATATTATCTGTATCAACAACATTCTTATATGATTGTATAGACGCATAAGTATGCTCTTTCAAAGGCATTTTTTTGTGAATTAAATGTTTTAAGTAATAATCATAACTATCATAACCAAATAAATTGTCTATACTAAAATGTTTATATTCATTTCTTACTGTAAACGGATGAAAGTATTTTTTACCATCACCATTCCAGTTTTCAAATGAGATACCTTGTTTAACTGTGCCTTTACATTCTTTAAGTAATTCGTTTAAATCTACATCTAACATATTCAGAAACCCTACTAGATGTGGTGTTGAACCTTCACCTGCACCTAAGATACCAATAGGTTTACTTTCCATTAATGTAATATGATGTTGAGGAAAAGTTTTAGTTAGATATAAGGCAGTCAACCAACCAGCAGTACCACCACCCATTACTAATATTTTTTTAGCCGTTGTATCCATTGTGTCCATATTTGTATCCTGGTCCGTTAAATCTTAAATCAAAACTTAACATTATTCTTTGTTCGTCTGCACCATGTGGTGTAGTGCCATGTTCTAAGAAACTCGGCCACATGAATAAGTCACCTGGTTTAGGTGTATAAAATCTCATGTTACCTTTATCTATAAATTTTTGTGTCCACGAATTAGTTTGTGGTCTTGGGTCTTTGAAATATATTTGTCCTGAGTTTACAGGTGTTTGTAAGTAATATGCACCTGACATTGTATGCTCATTGTGACTATGTAATAAATGATACTCACCTTTTTTTAACATGTTTGCCCACATATTTGTAAAAGTAATATCAGTTACATTTAAGGCAAATAGACTACGACAAAAACTTTTGATTGTTTCTTTTAAAGGAGGAAAATCTAAGTCTGTTCTACTAACCCATGCACCGTTAGGGTCTTCGTTAGTGTCTTGTATCTTATCTTTATTGTCTATGAGATAATCTAATATTTCTTTGTCAACGCCAATGTTTGTATTAAAGAGTGGAGTTTCCCATAATCGTTCTTCATTAATCTTTATCATTCTTATTATCTTTTATTAGTTTCTGCAATTCTGCTGTACTCCCAACAAAGAGATTATTTTCAACTTTGCTAGGTCCTTTTTTTGTTTCTTCCCCTAACTTCTTCATCTTCTCTTGTAACTGTAGTAACTTTTCAGTTACTTCTCCCACGTTCTTAATTAATTGACCTGCAACTTCGTATGTTCTAGGATGGTCTGTTTCTTTTGCAAGGGTCAGTATGCCATCTATTGCGTCTTGTCCTCTTTCTACTAAG